AAGACGTCGACCGGCTCGGCGGCCACGTCGCCGCCGCAGTGGCTCGGCGAAATCTGGACGCCCGAGTATCAGCAACTTGACTGGGCGAACGCGATCACGACGGCGACCCTGACGTCTATGCGGCTGACCGGCTGGAAGCGCGTGCCGCCCGGCCCGCAGATCAGTCCATACGCCGGCGATAAGGCGGCCGTCCCGACCGATGGCACCCTGTCGTTTGAGCCGGTCGACGTGTTGGCGCACCGGCACGCCGTCGCCGCGGACTTCGATCGTATTTGGATCGACTTCGGCGACGAATCGGTGATCAATACGTGGCTTCGGCTGGTGTCGCAGGATTACGCCAAGAAACTGGACCAGGCGATCGCGTCAATCGTCCTGGCCGAGTCGACCGTCGCCGGCCCGGCCGATGACGTGATCGCCGGCGTGCGGCTGGCCGCCAACACACTGAAGCGCAACGGCGCGAACGTGTCGTTTATCGCGCTGGCATCCGACCTGTTCGCCGATTACCTGGACATTCCGACCAGTGAGGCGCCCTGGTGGCTGACCAGTTCGTCGGGCGTCGACCTGGCCGGGAACACGGCCAGCGTGAACAATCTGCGCGTGTTCGAATCGCCGGCCCTGTTGAATGGTTCGATCGTCGCCGGCGACCGGCGGGCCGTGACGCAGTACACGCCGCGCGGTAATCCGTTCACCGTGCGCGCGGTCGACCTGGCGAACGGCGGTATTGACGTCGGCGTGTTCGGCTACTCGGCCGAGCTGGTCAACGACCCGCTGGGCGTCGTCAAGGTGTCCGTCGTTGCGCCGATCGTCTAACTGATGCCCGAGTATGTGCCGGCGTGGCTTGACGTCGCCGACGTCAAGGCACAGTTACGTCTAGCGGCCGCGGACACCGGCGACGACGACCTGGTGACCAGGTGCGCCGCCGCGGTCGAACCGCAGGTGCAACGGGCCCGCCCGGACGGATGGCCGGCGCCGGCGCCGGCCGGCCGAGCCGCCCGGGTAGCGGCGCCGGTGTACACACCGGACGCCGAGACGTACCAGGCGGCCGTCATGCTCGCCGCCCGCCTGGTGCGCCGGCGCAACTCACCCGGCGGTGTCGAGACGTTCGGCGAGTCCGTGACCTACGTCAGCCGCTACGACCCGGAAATCGCCCGGGCGTTGCGCACCGGCCTATGGGCGCTGCCCGGTGTTGGCTAGTGGACGTCGCCGGCGCTGTGCAATCGGTGGTCGACCGCCTGACGGCGGCCGGCGTGCGAGCCACCCTGGACGAACGCGATATCAACCCGCCGTGCGTCTACGTGGCGCCGCCGGCGCTGACGTGGCGATTCGGCCGCGGCGACTTCACCGCGGCGTTTACCGCCTGGTGTGTCACCGGCGCCGCCGGCCGCAACGCCGACCTGGCGACGCTCGGCGACCTACTCGAATCGGTCGGGATCGCCCTGGACTGGGCCGGCGTCACGGCCGACCCGGCCGACCTGTTGATACCGCACCAGGCGGCGCCGCTGCCGGCGTATCGCGTGATGTGGACGGAACGCTTCACCCAACCAAAGGAGACAACACCGTGACCGTACTAGGGCCCGGCACGCTGGAAATCGGCGCGACCGGCACCGAAATCGACGTTAGTTGCCTGATCAACGGCTGCCGCATCGCCGCCGCCAAGGACCAGAAGGATTCCACCCAAAAACTGTGCGGCACAAAGGTTCCCGGCGCCGTGACCTACACCGCGTCGCTGAAGGGCAATATCGACGTCGACGCGGCCGAAGGCGTCGGCGGCCTGTTCGAACTGTCCTGGTCGGCGCCGGGCACCGAACAGGCGTTCACGTTCACGCCGAACACCGCCGACGGCGTGACCGCGGCCGGCACGATCGTCCTGGACCCGCTGGACCTAGGCGCCGACGAATACGGCGCCGTCCTGACGTCAGACTTCGAATTCCAGGTCGTCGGAACGGTCACGTTCACCTACCCGGGCGGCGCGACCCGGGAACTGGTGACCGGCGTCCCGATCACCGGCCAGCGCCGCCGGCGTGACGGCGTGCTGGTCGACGTGCCGGCCGAGCCGGCCGAGCGGAAATCGAAGGCTAAGGCGTCGGCGTAGTGGCCGGCGGCGTCGAACTGGTCGGCGGCGCGACGTTCGCCCGGACGTTGCGCGACTTCGGCGACCAGCTCGGCCACCTGGACGCCGCGCACACCGCCGCCGGTGGCGAGGTCGTGCGGCTGGTGCAGGGCCGGGCCCGGCGGCGCACCGGCGCCCTGGCCGCGTCGTTCGGTGTGACCGTGACCGACGCCGGCGCCGAAATCGGGTCGCCGCTGAACTACGCCGGCGTGCAGGAATTCGGCTGGGCCCGGCACCACATCACACCGTCCCGGGCGTTGACGTCATCACTGGACGACGCGGCGCCGGCCGTCGAACACGTCTACACCGCCGCGGTCGACGCGGCCCTATCGAAAGTGCAGGGCAAGTGACCACGAACCGAAACCTGGCCCCGGTGACCGATATTGAGCTACCGGCCGGCCCGTTCGAATCGCCGATCGACGCGGCCGGCCTGACCATCCCGCGGTTGCGCGTCGTGCCGATCGACGGCGCCGAATTCACCGTGCAGGCACTCAACCCGGACATGATCAATTGGGAGGAAACGGCGGCCCGGCACAACTGGAAGGCGAACACTCCCGGTGTGGCGCCGTTTAAGTGGCTGACGTTCCTGGCCTGGTCGGCGGCCCGCCGTACCGGTCAGATCGACCAGTCGACCGGGTGGGAAGCGTTCGCCGCGAACACCGCGCAGGTGTCCGACGTCAGCGCCGCCGACGACACGGCCCGCCCTACCCGCCCGGGACCAGGGCCCGGCTGATCGTGGAAATAGCGGTCGCCACGTCGACCGCGCCGGCGCAGTGGCGCGGCGAGGATGACTGGACGCTGGCGACCGTGCTGGACGTACTGACCGAACAGGCGAACGCGATACGGAAGGGCGGCGGGTAGTCGTGGCCGGGTCGATTCAGCTACTGGTGCGGATCGCGGTCGACGCGGCCCGGGCCGGGCAGGATATCGACTCGGCGGCCAGCTCGGCCGAGCGGTTCGGGTCGTCGGTGCAAACGCTGGCCGTGCCGGCGCTGGCCGCCGGCGCCGCCGTCGTCGCGTTCGGTAAGACGGCCGTCGACGCGGCCAGCGCCGCGCAACAGTCCGCCGGCGCGGTCGCATCCGTGTACGGGGCCAGCGCCGACACCATCATCGCCGCGTCGCAGGGCTCGGCCGACGCCGTGGGCCTGTCGACGTCGGCCTATCAGCAGATGGCCGCCGTCGTCGGCGCGCAATTGCAAAATCTGGGCGTCGACCAGGCGACCGCCGCGGCCAAGACGCAAGACCTGATGACGCTGGGCGCCGACCTGGCCGCCACGATGGGCGGCACGACGGCCGACGCCGTGAACGCGCTGGGCGCGGCGCTACGCGGTGAGGCTGACCCGGCCGAGCGGTACGGCCTGTCACTGAACAAAACGGCCGTTAACGCCCGGATGGCCGCCGATGGCACGGACAAACTGACCGGCGAGGCGAAGACCGCCGCGCAGGCACAGACCGTGCTGGCGCTGGCGACGGAACAGGCGGCCGGCGCTAACGGTCAGTTCGCGCGGGAAGCGAACACCGCCGAAGGCGCCGCGCAACGCTCGGCCGCGCAGTACGAAAACGCTAAAGCGGCCATCGGTCAGGGCCTGTTACCGGTGATGACGCAACTGTCGACCATGCTCGGATCGGTCGCGCAATTCTTGGGTGAGAATTCGACCGCCGTCCTGATCTTCGGCGGTGTGCTCGGCGGGCTGGCCGCCGCGGTGTTGGCCGTGAACGCCGCCCTGGCGATCAGCTCGGCCGCGACGGCCGCCTGGACGGCGATCCAGACCGTCGCGTCGGCCGTGTCCGGTGGCTTCACCGCGGTAATGGGCGCGCTTAACGCCGTGTTCGCCGCTAACCCGGTCGTCCTGGTCGTGCTGGCGATCGTCGCCCTGGTCGCCGGAATCATCCTGCTGTGGAACAACTGTGAAGCGTTCCGTAATTTCATCATGGGGATGTGGGAAGCGATCGCCGCGGCCGCGACGGCCGCCTGGTCGGCGATCAGCTCGGCCGCGTCGACCGCCTGGAACGCGATCAGCTCGCTGGTCGGTTCGGTGATCAGCGGTATCAGCTCGGCCGTGTCCGCGGCCGGCGGCGTGATTGTCGGTATCTGGAACACGATCCGCGGCGCCGCCGAATCGGTCTGGAACGCGATCAGCTCGCTGGTGTCCAGCGTCGTCGCCGGTGTCAGCTCGGCGGTGTCCGGGATCGTCGGCGGGATCGTCGGCGCCTGGAATTCGATCCGCTCGGCCGCCGAAACCGCCTGGAACGCGATCCTTTCCGTCGTGTCCAGCGTGACAAGCACTATCAGTTCAACGGTGTCAGGTATCCAATCGGGGATTACCGCGGTCTGGCAGGCGATCCAACGGGCCGGCCAAGCGGTCTGGGCGCCGATCCAGGC